TATCACCAACTCCGCTAACTAAGAATTATTAACTCAATAGGGGGTGTTTCGGCACCCCCAATATTAAAACGAACTAATTATGGCTTGTGATTTAACTAGAGGTAGAAAAGAACCCTGCAAAGACGTAGTCGGCGGCATACGAGCGGTTTACTTTACTGATTTCGGAGATTTCGGTACTGTAACTCAAACTGATGACGAGATTACTGATATGACAGGAACCTTTACTGCCTATAAATATGAAGTAAAAGGAAATTCTTCCTTTGAACAAGCTATAACTGCATCTCGTGAGAACGGAACTACTTTCTTTGAGCAAACACTTAACCTTACCTTGCACAAACTAAGTAAAGAAGACCACAAAGAGATTAAGTTATTAGCTTATGGTCGACCACACATCGCTGTTGAAGATTACAACGGTAATGTATTTGTAATGGGTCTTGAGCACGGTGCTGATGTATCCGGAGGAACGATTGTCACCGGTGCTGCTATGGGAGATATGAGTGGTTACACTCTTACTTTCACAGCTCAGGAGTTGAAGCCTGCAAACTTTGTAGCTTCTCCAACTGCTGCTGATCCTTATGCAGGAATGGCTAGTGCCACTGTAACCGTTACAGAGGGTACTAACTCTTAATAAGACCTATTCTTAAACGCAAAAGCCCTGCCTTTATCGGCGGGGCTTTTTATTTAAAACAAAATCAACATTTTTTAGTTATATATATATGAAGGTTCTATTACCATCCACTGATTCACAAACATTAAAGATTGTGCCTAGGGAATATGTCGAGGCGAGTAATCTTACTATGGTAGTGACAGAAGATGGCACCAGGAAGACGGAGACACTAAGTAGCCTTACTTCCACAATAGACGGGAACTACATAAGTATATCTTGTACGTTCTCAATATTATCTGAAGGTAAACTATATTCTCTTGAACTCAAGCAGGGTTCTGATTTGTTGTTTAGGGATAAGATTTATTGCACAGCTCAAACCGACAGAACTCAAAAGCAAACTCTGAACACTAACAAATATATAGAGCACAGTGCTGAACCTAGTGGGCAGAAATATATAACAATATAAAATGGCAAAGAAGAAAAAAGCAACAGGAACCATAAGAGTAGTTAATCTACAGGGCTACACAATCCCTGAGATTAAAGAGGAACACCGACACGATTGGGTTACTTATGGTGACAATAACGATTACTTTGATCGCCTTATTGAAATGTACCTTAGCAGTCCAACAAACTCTTGTTGTGTTAACGGTATTGTAGATATGATTTACGGCAGAGGCCTTAATGCAACAGACAGTGATGAAAAGCCTGTTATGTTTGCTGAGTTTAAGAGTCTTGTAAAGCCTGACCAAATCAAGAAAGTAGTCAACGATTTTAAGCTATTAGGGCAAGCTGCACTTCAGATTGTGTATAACGGCTCAAAAACAAGGATTACGTCTATTACGCATTTCCCTATGGAAACGCTAAGAGCAGAGAAGACAACAGACGGAAAGATAAAAGGATACTACTATCATCCAAAGTGGAGGGATATTAAGCCTTCTGACAAGCCTAAGAGAATACCAAGCTTCGGTAACGGAGGCAAGGGTGACCTTAGAGAGATTTATGTAATCAAGCCATACAGATCAGGCTTCTATTACTATGCACCTGTAGACTACCACGGATGTTTACAGTATTGTTCACTTGAGGAGGAAGTATCCAATTACCATATCAATAACATACTAAATGGTTTGCAGCCATCCCTTCTTATCAACTTTAACAATGGAGTTCCGGACGAGGAAGCCCAACAGTTGATTGAGAGAAAAATCCAAGATAAGTTCGGAGGAACATCAAATTCGGGTAAGTTTATCTTAGCGTTTAATGAAGACCCTGATAGAAAAGCAGACATTGAGCCTATTCACCTCCCTGACGCTCACGCCCAATATCAATTCCTGGCTGATGAAGCCCGTGAGAAGATTATGCTAGGACACAGAGTTGTTTCTCCGATCCTTCTTGGTATTAAGGACAATACAGGCTTTGGTAACAACGCAGAGGAGCTTAGAACGGCTTCTATCCTTATGGACAACATTGTTATCCGACCATTCCAGGAAACGATCTTAGAATGCCTTAATAAGATTTTGGCATTCAACGGAATTGACTTGAACATTTATTTTGTCACTCTTCAGCCGATTGAGTTTACTGAGCTTGATAACATTGAGACTCGTGTTAAGCGTGAAGAGGAAACGGGGGAAAAGTTATCTGCGATACAAAAAATAAGATCATTGTTTAAGAAAAAAGAAGAGGAAGATGAAGGCACTGTTCGTAACGACTAATGATTTAAGAAGAAAGTCCATTATTGGAGGTGCTGTCGATTCCGACAAGTTCATCCAATTCATTGAGGTATCTCAGGACATTCACATACAGAATTACCTGGGTACAAAGCTATACGATAAGATATGTAGCTTGATTGTAAATGACATATTGAATGATGAAGGAAATGCGAATTACAAGACCCTACTAAACGACTATATAACTCCAATGCTTATTTGGTTTGCACAAAGTGATTACTATATGTATGCGAGCTATCAAGTTAGCAATGGAGGAATATTTAAACATCGTAGTGAGTCTAGTGACTCACCAACGATGGAAGAGATAAAATATCTAGTGGAGAACTCACGCAAAAAAGCTGAGTTCTACACAAGGAGATTTATGGATTATATGAATTACAATAGTGCATTGTTTCCTGAATACAATGAAGCAAACAACGAG